TAATACGAACTACATCGCCGGCTTCAATTTGTATACCACTGTAATCTAAATTACAATTGATAGTTAAATCTTCACGGCTTTGTAACAATCTACGCACACCCAAATATACTGCCTGCACATAGTTATTAACAATCTGATATTGAATAGTCAATCTGTTGTTTGGTTCATTAGGGCTTAATAATGCAGGTTCGTACCATGCTGTAGTTGGATCAGTTAAGTCAACTACTCTTACAACTGTTTGGTCTTTAATAACACTAGCTGGATATTGTACTTCAATACTATTGTATGTTTGATTTAAATCTAATGGTGTGATATCAATACCACCAATCAATACACTACTATCTACATGGTACAAATCTTGTAATAAACCTTCATATGGTTTGTTAATTACAATTTTCCATTGTCCTGTTAACTCACTATACTGTAACCAACTATCACATGCGTCAGCAATACCCTGCAAATTACTTAAACAGTTTGTACTTAAATCAATTGGTCCGTTGATACGATATCTTACTTGTGTAGCACTACCACCGGTATCGGGTGTGTATGTAATTAATTCATCACTGTATACGTTTAATGCAGTTAAACTAGCTAAATCAATTTGACTCGATGGAATAGAACAACCATAACGTGTATTTTGCATATAGTCAAGCAATACATCACCGGGGCGTGTTACTGTGTTAATCATGTTAAGCTTAATTTCACCTAATCCAGTAACTTGTTTGTCAGAATTAAAATTCAATTTAATAATAATAAACGCAGTGGCAGTCATTGTATTTGTACTTGTCCATTGTTTACTAACAGGTATGGCAGGATCTTGTAAAATTTGTATGGCTGTTTGTGCAGTATTCACCCCACTGCTAGAACCATTATTAAACTTATAGATAAACATGTTACCGGCAATATTAGTATCAACTTGAGGTGGATTTGCATTATTAGTTAAACTAATAACTTTAGTTTGATCTGTTCCATCAAATGTAACTAATCTATTGTCTAAATAAATGTCACCAAAACTAATTGTACCACTATCTGTAACTTCAGCACATGCCATTACGTACCACATTGTTTTGTTATCTGTACTAATAATAGCATCAGTCATTACACTACCATAATAACCACTACCATAAACTAATGGTATTTTATTTGTTGTTGATGGTCGCAACTGAAAACGAGCACTTGGAGCGTCACCACCGGCTGCTTTAGTACCTGCACGATTGGCAATTAATTTACTTATACCAATTCCTAATACTGTTCGTGCTACTATAGCACCAATACTGCCGCTTGTTAACCATGCACCAGCGGCTGCAATAGAAGCACCGAATGTTAAAAATGCGGCACCAACTACTACCGCAAAACCTAATAATCTCTTAAACCATTTTGACATTATGCATCCTGTTGTACGTATGAATCAGTTGTTTGTGCAACCGATGATTGAGAACTTGCTTGACTTGTTGTAGTAGCTCCCGCTAGCGGCTTACCACCAAAGTCAAACCATTGATCCGCTAATGAATATACTTGATCCATACTTGTATCAGTAGGATCATATTCTTTCCAACTTATTGGATTAGTTTTTCTACCAGATATTCGATTTTCTAACACACTTTTATATGAACTTGCATTTAATACAACTGTAAAATTGTCATCATTTTCTTGTCTATCTTCTGAAATACTATAATTAGTTACGATACCTGTAAATCGTTGTGCATAACTTGTTAATATGTAGTTGTTTGCAACGTTGCCATCACCACCATAAAAGCCTCTAGTGATTTCTAATTTGCTACCGCGAATCTTTGTATCTAACACAGTAGCTACATTGGTATATGTTGGTATGCCACTTATACTTACACTAGTATCGGCTGATGTAACACGCATATCACGCTGTTGTTGACCAACTGCCATTAATCCACCTAGTGGTGTGTACTCTTGACCATCGATGGTTTCAAACTGATAAGCACTACTAAATGTATGAACTTCTACCTCATATGCTGTACCATCGCCTGTACCAGTATTATTAGCTAAGAATACAGTACCTACTGTATTGCTACTTGCACCTATGCTTGTCCAATCAGTAGTACCTGATACTTTGATTTCGTATGCAGTGTTAGCCGCAATACCATTTGCAAATACTGGCGTGATGCTATCATAAATGGTTAGTCTTACAAACTCTGCGTTTGTTACTAATGGTTTATTATTTGCAACTGCTGGGATATTTTCCATTATGCTGTTCCTACAAATTCATATAACTGAAAACTATCAGACCATTCTAACAGTGCATTGTTAGTTACCGTAGTTCCATTACCAATATAACCACCTACTGTTAATTTGTATGTAGGCATGTTAGGGCAGAACATATAGAATTGGCAATTGTTACCAACGATAATACCTTGTCCAACTACACCAGCTGTAATTATATTTGGTCTGCTTGTTGTAACAGTTACTGTTGGTCCACTACCACGCAATATTTGTGTCGTGCTTGTGAATGGGAATGGATGAACATTTGCAGAGCCAATTTGTATCAAATCATTTGCTTGAAATAATACTGTAGTAGATGCTACTGTAGGTAATCCAGTCAATACTAGTTGATCGCCAATAAAACTTTGCACAGTAATATTATTACGCTGTGCAATATTCATTTGACCTTGATAGCGAAAAATCCAACTTAATTCAGGAACATTACTAAATGTAATTATTTGAGGAGTAATGCGATCCAATGTATCTATTTGTTCCATTAAACTACGATATTCACTATATTGTAATCTTGAGGGCATATCTAAATCAAACTTCCACGGATTCTTTGTTGGTGTTTGACTTACTCTTGGTATTTCATTTCGTGTGAATTGTATACCAACAGTCTTACGACGGTCAATACTTAGACCATTGCATTTGTTTATAATTGTTTGTAATCCAGACATTTCTTATCTTACTCCGTATGATACTTCTTTTCTTGCCAACTCCACTGTGCCAAATAATACTTTACGATTTTCAGCAAATAATTGTGCTACTGATTTGGCATCTACTGCATTGATGTTGTTTGTAATGTATGTGTTGTTGCCACTTCCACCGGCGCCACTAGACCCCATTTGATTGTTAGGTATAATTGTACCTGCTGTCTTTGGAATGAACAATTCAGGACCCTTCTCACCAACAACGCTTGGTTTACCTACTGGGGGCTGTCCACCTTCGGCAAAGAAGCCACCAAAGATTGAACTTAACAATCCACCACTACCAAACATTGAACTTAATAGTTTACTCGCTTGTGATTTCAATTCAATCTTAATTAAATCTTGAATAACACTACGAGCAAAGTCACCAAACTTAAACTTACCAGTATCAACAAATGTGTCAATAGCACTACTCATATTTCCAAATAAACTATTAACTTGCATTTGTGCTTGTTGAAATGGATCAAAACTACGAGCAATTGATTCTATTGCTTGTGCGGCACCAGCACTAGCGTCTTCACGTAAAGCTTTTTCTTTTGCGATTTGATCTTGTAATATTTTTACCTTAGCGTCAGCAACAGTTTTTGCTTGTTGAATTTCACGATTAGCCCGTGCATCATCGGCTGCAGTTACATTTTTACCCAAGGCTGCAAGTTTATTGTTTGCAGCTATAATAGCATTGAAGCGTTCGTTATCAATAGCCATCATGCCCTGCTTCAACTTTAACTCATCACCAAATAGACCAATTAAACTATTTTGATTTGCTATTTGTTTTACTTGTAAATCTTGTGATTGAATTTGATTTAATAGCATGATATCTGCCATCAAATCTTTTTGTTGTTGTATTTGTGTTAATTCATTTGCTTTTGCAGTTTTACGCAGTTCGGCAGCAGACATTTCAACATTAATTTGTTTATTCAATTCGTTAACAATACCTGCTGTAACTCTTGCGTCACGTTCTTTATTGGCAGTTTCTGCTTGAATTTGTTTATTAATATCAGCAATCTTTTTATCACGATCAAAATCAATTTGAAGATTTGCTCTTGATAAATCTCCTTGATGTTGTTGCATACCCAATGTAGCATTTAAACTAGTTGCGTATTTGTTTTGCAAGTCGTTAGTTTGACGCATCAAATCAGTTTGTGCTTTAGCATTTTGAATTGCCTGCACGCCTGCTTCGGTCATCTTTAATTGACCGGTACCAGCACCAGCACCAGCGGCATCTCTACCTACTCCTTCACGGCTCTTATATCCAGCCATTAATTTTGCTTGCTCAGATTCTCTACCTTGTTTACCCAAGTTTGCGCCTAATTCAAATGGATATGAAAGAATGTCTAATGGATTACCTGATCCAAAAGGACTAGGAGTTTCATTCAATGTTTTTGCTAATCGACCAAATGCTGTAATTAATTTTGTTTCAATACTGTTTGCTAATTTGTCAATCTCACCTCGATAAGCAGATAACGCGGCTATTTCCGCATCTTTGATTACATCTCTGGCAGCACTTAATTTTGTTAAATCTAAACGATTTGCTGATTTACCTAACAATTCTACTGCTGTTGCGGCTCTTGTAGCAGGGTCAGGTATTGCGGCTAATGCTTGTAATATTTCTGGTAGTAATTCATCTGTACTGCGAATATTGCCATTAGCGTCACCTAAACTTACACCTAGGTCCAAAAATGATTTACGAACCTTTTCGTTACCTTGCGCGGCTTCACCAAGCGTTTGATTTAGTTTAGCAGATATCTTTTGAAAATCATCAGCTTCACCGCCTGCATCAATAATACTTTGCTTAAAGTTTAATAAACGTCCCGCGCCTATCCCAGTAGCATCACTTATATCTTGTATTTGGTCAGCAACATTAATCGCTTTTAATCCTAAACCTATGAATGCTGTTCCAACAAGTGTAATAACACCGGCTGCGGCACCTAAACCACTTATAGCATTAGACATATCGTCAATAGCACCAACGCCGCTAGATATGCTACCTTTAACAACATTACCCATGTCACCAACTGCTTTGCCAAATTTATTAGCAGAGCCGGAAGCCTTATTCATTCCCTTATCTGCATTTTCCACAGATTTGGTTAGACTATCTACAAGTTGTTGCCCTTGTACTTTAACACGAATTAAAAAATCTGTAATTGCTGAAGCCATTTAAATTGCGCCTTTTTTTATAAGTTCTTCTAGGTGATCTATTGTTGGTTGAATTAAACCAATCTGATTTTGTTTACTCCAACCCTCGTCTAATCGTTGTGCATAGGGATAATTTGCTTCGATAATATTACCATTACTGTTAGTCTTACGTTTAGCATTACCACTACGCTCAGGTGTAATAGATTTCATATACTTTGCACCTTCAGTGGCAAGTTTATTTTCATCTAATAATATTTCTATTTCACGTAATTTACTAATGATTTTATTCATTTTCTTTTCCCTTTTGAAACATATCTAATAACTCTTGTGTAGAGTAATCAGGTATTGTACTTTTCCCCATTGCTTTATTATGTTGATACTCTTCCCAAGAACTCATTACGTCAGCAATCATCAAATCATATGTGTTAGCATGTTCTACAACGTAGCTTGGTAACATACCATATGTTTTTGCAATGACTCCAACATTAAGCATCATTACTGTATTCCAGTCTCCGTTGGGGTTGAGTTCTTGGTTCCTAACTTTCCCAAATGTTCAGTGATTTTAACCACTGCATTAGTAAAAATATCTACAGGCAATTCATATTCGTTATTCATGACTTGTTTACCTTTATCATCAAGAATAATTGTTTTTACGATTTTAAGCAATTCATCTGTATTACCCTCGCCTTGCGCTTTGAAGAATTTGAAGTATGTTGTCAAATCCAAATGATCGTACATGAAAAATTTAATTGAGTCACCATATTCTGTTACAATGGTCTCATCATCAATTGTCACTTCAATCAATTTTGGTTTGATTTTGAATTCTGATATGTTCATTTGTTAATTTCCTTTTTAAATTATTACATAGTATTTATTCTTTGTCAATTACATCATCTAGTAACTGATTAAGCAATGCTAAACGAAATTGTTGTTTAGCTTTTAGTTGTTTTATTGTTGATTGCATTGCATCAAGCATGGGCATTGCCTTAGCCTCATCTGCAATTAGACTTCTAAGTTTATCTTCATCACTGTGAAGCCAAATATTTGATTGTTCTTCTTGTTTCATTTGTTTACCTTATAAGAAAAAAGGGATACCTTTTGAGTATCCCCTAATCATCATTAATCTATTGATTAAGGATTTTGTTTTGCTACCATACTACCATTGACAGCTAGTGTCATTGGTGTAACCCAAACGGGTGCGTCTGGACTTACTGTTGGTGCCAAGCTACTGATGTAACCTTGACCAGCGTAGTAGTAAGCGTTAGCTGTTGCATTAGCACCATTCATAATCAATTTCCATTGTACTTCAACTTTGTTATTTGATAATCCTGCAACACCATATTCAGCGGCAGTTGCTGGACTAACTGGATCTGTACCGAAATACACTGTACCATCAATAACCATGTTGACAGAAATTTCATTATCTGCAGGTGTTGTTAGTTTTTGCATATCACCAGAACAGAAATCAATGTATGAATAGATACCTGTACTGTTGGTGATTGTAACGTCTTGTAAGCAAGTCACTGATAGTGTGTTTGCTATGTTTCCCCAGTTAGCATTGTTGCTAATAAGGTCAGTACTTACCAATAATGTTGGTTGAGTACCTGTTGTGTTTACCGTAATTCTTGCCATTTGATTTCTCCTTGTGTTTGGCGTTATGTATTAAATTCTAATCTTGTTAAACTGAATGTCCAAGTATGTTTTTCTGCTTGCGTGGGTCCGAATGTTCGAACTTGATCGAAGTCTCTTTCGAAGTAACCATCCATTAGTTGCTGACCATCGTTTTTGAAAGCAGTAACTAAGTTTGCAATAATAGCATTGATTGCTGTATTGTATGGATCATCTTGGTAGCTAATGTATGTGATATTAAATTCATCAACTGCGTGATAAATTGCACCACAAAATTGTATACCTAATTGATGAGGATTTCTGCTAACTGTATGTACATCACTCACATAGACACCATAACGAACAACTTCACTATCACTAGGGAAGTCGTCATATATTGGTATGTTCCATGCTTTAGGTATATCACGCTTCAACACTGCAATAATTTGACTTACTGTAACTGTTGGTTCGTTCAATACACTGTATGTAATTTCAGCCATTAGAAATATCTCCTATCTCCGTTGAAATAATCAACATCGGCTGTCCAATTTTCTTCAAGTTTTGTCGTTGGTCCGTTAGGAGCATCCATGTATAAGTCATAGAAGTTCATAAGTTGCAACGCTTTTGTCCATTCGTTATCACAACGTTTCTGTGCAAACTCGTAGTTTTGCAAATCAACCTCGTTCATGTTAGACACATCGGTTACTAGTGATTCATAGAATACTAATATAGCTCCGAATGTATCTAAACGAATTAGTGTCTGATCGTTTTTAATGAGCAAACTTGGATTAAAGCTTGAAATCAATTGTCCATTTGGCAGATTAGCATAATAGTAAGCACCAAGAACGGTGTCGCAATATTTTTGCCACCATCCAAACTCTAATTTATAAAGCCACTCTTGTGAAGCAACTTTAAAGTAGGGACTCCAATCAACATTAAGAGCACTTGCTCTGCGTTCCGCTGCCGGATCGTAGAACATGATGTCCTCTACTGTTGCATTTGAGATTC